ATTATCCTCCTCCTAACAACTGCATTACTTCTCCTGGATTTGGTGGTGGTCCACCTTGTTGTGGTGGTCCTCCTGGAATTGGCGGACCTCCTTGACCTAACATTTGTGCCATCATAGCTTCTTGTTGACTAGGTTCAGGTTCTTCTGCTGTATAAAACTTCTTAAGTATTGTACCTATGTTGTTTGGACTATTATATATATCTACTAATGCCATTGCTGCTTTAGGGTCTCCATTGCTAGCTTGTGCTAATAAAGATTCAAACATAACCTTTTCTGCTTTTTCTTTAGTTATTCTTTCATTAATAGCTGCAATATTATCTAAACCATCCATTTCTTGTTGCATAGTATTTTTATCTATAATACCTGCTTGATACAACTGTAAACCTGTAATTACTTTTGTAGCTTCATCAAATGTAGCCATTGCACCATACTTACGTTTTGTAAGAAAGTTGCCATCAATGTCTGTAGCAGGTGTATAGTTTTCTGCAAATGATGCACCTCTTAATGTACCTACTAATGGTTTACGTTTATTAAGTGCAAGTTCATCCAACTCTAATCTCTTGTAATCTATGTCTTGAATAGCATATTGTAATACTTTATGATATTCATTTACCATAGCTCCAATACCTGCTTGTAATTCTTCTAAACCTCTACCTGTAACAAAACTGTTAGGAGATATAGAATCATCTTGTACAGGATAACCTGCTACGGTTCTAAGATGTCTTTCTAACCTACCTACAGATTCAAATAACTGATACGGTAGATTAGTAACTGGTTTAATTACTTGTGAACCTGGTGCTAAATAGTTAATAGCATTTCTACCTTTACGGTATTGTCCACTTTCAATTTCACCTACAATGTTAGTTTCTGTAAATACTGCATCTTCCATAGCTATGACTGACATAATATTTACTTTTGCCATAGCAGCCATTAATCCTATAACTTGGTCAAACTGTCCTTGTATTTGGTCAAATGAATATCTTTTTGCACAAACAAAGGCAGGTCCTGATTTAAGAGGATTTGGAACAAAGTCAACTATTGTTTTAGAAGCTACGTGAACTATATAAGTTCCTTCAGGATTTATATATTCAACAATTACTTCGCCGTGTTCATTTGAGTTTTCCCAAGAGCCGTCTTGCGTAGGGTTAACATATAAACCTGATACAAAACTATAAGGTTCATTTGTTTTCCTGCCTTGGTCTGCAAACCAACTTTTTAATTCAGGATACATTTCTACTAAATACTCTCCTGGTACTTTTCTAATAGATACTAATTCCTCTGCCATTTGATTTGCACCTTGATATCCAGGGAATGTAGAGTATGGGTCACGTAATTCAGCCACAGGGTACACATTACCTTGAGGGTCAGTCTTGCTTGTAATAACCCATACTGCAAAACCATAACCTGGTAACCATCTAGCTACTTGTGGTAATTGTGTTTCTAGTCTTTGGAATTGGTCATATGATGTAACAATTCTTTCTAACTTATCTTTTTTCTTCTTATTACGTTCACTATCTCTTGGGTTAGTTATATGAACATCTAATGAAGGAACTCTTCCTATTTTTTGTGCAAGTCTATCTAAAGCAGATACTAACAAATTTGGTGCAGGTAATAAATCCTCATCCATATTTTTCATTGATGGTCCAAGTAAAGCAGCTAAGCCACCTGGTCCACCGTTCATAATTGCTCTAAACCTAGCCCTATCAGGTAATGCTTCGTCGTGCATTTCTTTTAAGTGTATTGTTCTATCTAAGATGTCTTTAACTAGCATTTAACTCCAAGGTGCTTCGTTCCATTCTACTATATCAAAGCCTTCATAGCTAGGTTTATAATCAATTCCTATATCAGAATAAGTTGCTTTTTGCAACTTCCTTAATACTTTTATAGGGAACCAACTTGCCATAACTACATCTGACTTGTAAACATTTTTACGTCTAGCAGAAAAGTATGATAGCTGTTTTCTATATATCTCTGATTTTACTTTAGATTCTGTATTACCGTAAGGTAGCACAATTAGTTTGTCTGTAAACATAGGTGCTAAAGAAGTAACACCAAAATGACTATCCCATTTATTTTTATATGTTTCGTGACCTTCAAGAATAATACCGTTATTGTTTGCATATTCTTTTATACGTGGGTCTTGTCTTATAGCTTTTTGAAAGTTGTTTTCTTCTATAACCCAATGTGATAAATGATATCTCTTATGCCATTCTTTAATAACACGAAGTGCTTCTTCTATACCACCACCTTTGTTATTTTCTATATCTACCATTTGTATCATTGCATCTTCACCATCATCAAGTATTGCCCATAAAAACGCTGCTTGGTATCCTGATGCAGCAGGGTCTAATCCTGCAACTAAGTAAGAATGTCTAGGTATTTCTCCTACATTTTTATTTATATCAAAACACTGTGTAATGTTTTCTACGTTAAATATTGATGCACCACCTTCGCCTGGTCTGTTCTGATACACCATTTCAAATCTTTGTAAACCACCAGTAGTCATAGCATCACGTTTACGTGACATAAGCCATTTATAACTTCTAAAGCCTTTCCATAACATACAATCAAAATGTTCTTCTTCTTCTAGCTCAGGTATCTCACAACTTGAACTGTGTGCTTCTTCTACTATTGTTTCCCAAGCCTCACTATCTAATAATGAAGAATATAAATCATCAGGGTGTTGTCTAGAACCAATAACAATAATTGCAGTATGTTCCTCTTTACGTGATGCAAGTGTTGTAGTCCACCAGTTTTTAGTATTGTTTCTTGCACTAGGTTGTGCTGTTGATGCGTGGTCTTCTATGTCGTCTGCAATAATTAAGTCACAGTCACGAGAAAGTATCTTACCACCTTTACCTATACCAATCATAGTTGGTGACTTTATACCGTGTACTGTTCTTGTTGATACAGTAAAACCATTTTGTGACCAAGACTTTCCTGTTCGTGTTCTTGGTTTAAAAGAACCACCTGGTCCACAAAAATCTTCTTTTAATGCTTCGTTACTTTCTAATGTATCAATTACAGAAGACACAGAGTTTTTTGCAATATCTTCATTACCACCTACCCACATAATTCTTATGTTAGGATTTTTCATAATACGCCATACAGCAAAGTGTATTAACAATTCTGTTTTGCCGTGCCTTGGTGGTGACAGTATCATTTGCTGACCACCTTCGTCTATAGCTTTGTTTAACGTTTTTATCCAGTTACTGTGAAATGGTGCTGTTTCAAACGGTACACCTTTCTCAGTTAAAAAATATCTATTCCTAAATTCTGTAAAACTTTCTAACGATTCAATAGCAGCGTCAGGTACATCCCAATCTTGTTGTGCTTTTTCTAACTCAACATCTTCTTGATACGCAGCCATAAATCTTGAAATTTGTGCTTTACTAACTTTAAGTAATTTAGCTGCTTCATCTCTTGTAATACTTTCCTGTAGTACTTCGTGAATAATTCCATCTTGTATGAATTTGTCATAGACACTGCCACGTCTAGCACTAGCTCGTCCATCTTCCGATTTAGTTTCTTTTTTAGGTTTCTTAGCGTTAGCATTAGTCTTTTTCTCAGGAAGAATATAGACCTCTCCATTTTTCTTAGCACGCCATTTCCTTTTATCAATTAACTGTCTGCATTTGTCTGAACAAAATTTTCTTTGACCTTTAGGTAATAAATTTGCACAGTCTGGAACTGCACATACTACATTTACCATTTGGTTCTATTCGCCCAATAGGCTGCTGACATCTTTCCCTTTTTAATATTTTTTGCGTGCCTTGCTTTAAAAGATTTACGTCTAGCTTTTTGTTTAGCAGACGAAGGGCTTTTACCTGCACCTCTAACACCTTGTTGACCGAATCTAATTAGTTTAAGTTTATGACCTTCTTGTGCTAAAACTACGTGTGACTTTTTTGGGTGCTTAGGTGTACGCTTAGGTTTGTTAACACCTTTAAGTCCGTGTTTTTTAAGTAAGGCTTTTTTACGGTTAGCGTGTGACATTATTTACCTACAGCTTTCTGAGCACGTTTGTGTGCCTGAGTAAAAGTTGCACCACGTTTCATAGAATTGTACATATACTGAATATGTTTTTTACTATGATGTTTTGAATGCTTTTTCATAGTCTGTTGTTGACGTTTAGTCAAAGCAGATAAATCTACGCCTTTAACTTTCATTTAGACCTTTTTTTCTTAGTAGCTCTTGATTTCTGTACTTTTTTCAAATCTATGTACCTACCTTCTTTATAAGCCTTTGCAGTCGCCTTAATTTCACGAGCAACAGAACTCTTTGAATTTTTTTTATTCTTAAGGTATTTAGATGGGACACCCTTTTCATATTTAACTTTACGTCTACTTCTTTTTTTTCTTGGAGGCACTTTTTTTCCTACCCTTCTTAATATCGTTATCTTGAGAGTGACCACCTTTTATAAATGAATTTACACGTCCCATAGCCCAGGCTTGCATTGATGCAGACTTAGAACCTGATGATAAATATGCACCTTGTCCACGTCTATATACTCTTACTAATTGTCCATAAGTATATTTACTTTTTGCAGCCTTAGCCTGTAATGTCTTCTTAGTAGAAGCATTAATAGGTTTTCTTTTAGGTTTTTTCTTAGGAGCCATTTGGTCCACCCTTGCACGTATCAGGGCAAGCTCCACAACAGTTATTTAATTTCATTTATTCTTCTTCCAGTTTATTTAATATTGCAATAGTATTTTCATTGTGGTCATTTACAAACCTATCCATAAGCATTGCAATCTTATCAGGCTTAGGTTTTGCTAGTATCATTGTTCTCTCTACTTGCGTACCACCACAAGCATTAGCAAGTTTGATAGCCCATTTCTGTAATTCTTTAGGCTCTGAGAAAATGTTTACAGTAGGCATTAGTACATCTTCTTAGATTTACGAGATGCTTTATTCTTCTTTTTCTTCATCTTTTTTCCGTACATCATATCTCCTTAGTTTGATATTATAATCCACACATCCTAGATTAACACAAAACTTAAATTTTCTTTTAAACTTAAGTATTCCACCACAGTTGTTGCACCGTGTTCTCATTATGTTATTATAGTAGAACTTATGACTGGAGAAAAAGACCTAAACAAAATTGCTAGACAAACAGCTTTAAACTTAGATTATCTAATGGCTAAAGTAGATTTTACCTACAACAGACATCAAAGATGTTTAGCTTGTAAAGAAAAATTTAAACACCACATAGATGGTTTACCTTGTATCTCTGATACTGTTCACAAACAAATAGTTAAGAGTAAATAACTTTATCTACTAACTCTTCTGTTACGTTCATAGTACGTACTTCCCCTGTAGCTTTTAATTCGCTTATTGGTATAAGTAAAGAGCGTGAAAAAAAATTTTTATTTTCTGTCTCTACTATCCTGTGGTTGCCGTCAGCAATCCAATCTACAATCCAGGGATTTAGTTTCTTTGGGTCATAGTAAAGTATCTCAGTAGTTGGGTGTATCCAGTAAAACAGAAAGTCAGGGAATGTTTTCATTGCACACCCTATAGACTTAAATCCATCATTATCTACTATCTGTATCTCAAGTGCTACGTTACCTGTATCTTTAGCTTGAGTATCTGTCTTTACCTCAAAGTACTTTGTACCCAACCTGTTGTTGACCACAAAGAAGTCTGCACCTTGCTGCTGCTCCCATTGTTGTGCTTCTCTAACAATATAGAGAGTTTTCTCTTCTTCTCGTTTAGATTCGTAGAAGAGCCTAACCAGTTTCTCTCCTTGTTCTCCCACAGATAACTGTTGTTTAAAATCATAAATAATATCCTCCTTTATTCTTAATTGTATGTTAGTATGAATATACTTTTAACAAACATTCTTTTTGAACTAATAAGTTACAGGTAAAGAGGCTATCGGACGGACGAAAGCTCGCTACTAGCAGAATGCTAGGACTGGGATTACCACAAGGCGAGTACCCGAGGACTTACGAAAAGAAAAGAATTATTTTTTTTACCGTACGCTCAATGTCCGCCCCTGCCCGAAAACACCCCCCCAAACGCACTATAAAAAAGAATTTCTTTTTTACTAGACTTACGTACGTGTATGCTATAATAAACTAGACACTTACTTATGCAGGACTTTACAATCCTCCTGTAACACTTTCCCAGTCAATGTACAGGTAAGTGTCACGTCTACATTAAGCTAGTTACCAGTAATTTTTTTTGATATGACATACTCTAACCACCCCACGCCACATTAATATCCCCCGTTACGCGTTAACCACCTGTTCAAAACTTACATTTAACATACATCTATATGGACCCCACCCTATATGGATACTCGCTTACGCTCGCATACAATTACTTATCCCACCCTGTATTAAAACATACTACATATAGTACCCTTTGTTTATATATGTCTAGTATATGTACTTAAGTTAGTTCCCTATGATTCAAACCTCAGACACTCTCTATACTCCTATACTCTTTTCCTATACCACTATATATAGTATACTCTTTATCTTTCACACACTATATCAGTAAGTATCAATGTACCTTCGTTCAGTCGTGTCTCGCATCTGTAATATCCTCGCCTCGTTGACACTCGCCTTCGGGCGAGACATCTCCTTCACTATTCACTCTAGTCTTTATCCCCGTGGTGCAAATGTTCTAATCGTCTCCATTGTGAGCTCATTACATTGCCGTGCTCAAGTGTCGTTCCTAATTCGCTCTACTAGCACTCGGTACGCTCCACGTATTCGCTAGCCTCGTGCTACCATTCCGACTCAAGAACATTACGAAAATTTTCTTCCTTCTCGGGGATGTTAGGACAAGCCTAAGCATACTACTACGCTACGCTCCGTAGCAGACCCCTCGTCCCAGTTAAAATTTTCTGTGCACTCACTTCATCCTCATCAACTCTTAGTTCATAACAACACTCTGAGCAAGTGTGTCAGAGGTTGTTATCAGTAGACAACCGTAACAGAAAGGGTTAAGACAATGGCTAAGCCAAAACTTAATTCAGACATCACACGTTTCCTAGGTGGTGTTACTCAAGGTAAACTAGGAAAAAAGAATATAACCGTGCAAGTCGGTAGAATTGACAACGCTGTATTGGGTACAGATGGTAAACCTAAAGTTAGGTATCGTCTCGTAGTCAATGGTAAAGAAAGTAAATATCTTATACGTTCTTGGCAGGGTTGCTATCAAGTACACCAGATAGTAGCTAGTGGAGACGCTAAAGAAATCTTTACTCAAGCAGGAGACTTAAAGAAAGGTATGGATGATATCATAGGTACTGATGCAATACGCAAAGTATTTGATTACATTTGTCCAATCAATCTCTACTCTAAAAACGAGTTAGCTAAGAAAGCGGTTAATACTTCTATCAAAGCTGGTAATCCTAAAAAGGATAAAGCCTGGGAACAATTCGTAGAGTTTCCAAGTTAATACTAAGGGTAGGTGGTGTAACAGCCATCTACCTTTTTTTATGCTATTAGATTTATATATATTTTTTTTTGTCTTGTGTCAGGTCTACGGCAGGAAACCTCAGAGCTGTATTATATATGTAGGTATTATTGATTGTTGTTCTTTCCATTTACTTTTGTATATATAACTATAAGAGAGAGAGAGGAACTTGGCTTTTTTTTAAAGCGTGTGCGTTTCTGTATAAACTTTTTATAAAGAAGCACGTTGTGTTATAACCCAGGACGTGCGTCAAAAAACCAAAGGCATTTGAATAATCTATATATAATGCCGACCTGCTACCTTGAAAACAAAAGCCGACCAACTCGGTCAGAAAGGGTACTATGAGTAAATCAAATATACCAACTTTTCGTTGGGACAATATCCACGTTCCTTCGGAGAGTTTACCAAAGAACTTAGACTTCAAGTACAGATGCAGTATCTGTGATAAGAAGATACCTAAGAACAATAACTTCTGCTACCAATGCAGAAAAGAATATCAAGTCAATCAAGATGGTATATTCAAATACAACATTGATAGATACGAACGCGAGAGACTTGCTGAGAAAGATAAGATATACAGGGAAGACAAAGCATACCCCATACGTTGTACTTTATGTAGAAAGAATAGAGTACGTAGAGATGGTGGTATCTGTGTAAGATGCCTTAAGTTCATAGGCGTTCTTGAGGAGGAATAATGAATATTAAAAGACTATATCAAATATTCTTAGATAAATTATTTCTAGGATTAAAGATAAGAACTTACGTTAGATGGAAAATGAAAGGAATTATCTGATGAATAGAGCTATGCGTAGAGCAGCTAAATCTAAACGGGGTGGTAAGAAGTATATGCAGACTACTGCATATGCTAACTCCGAGATTAATTCTGTATTCAGAAAACCTAATATGCGTCAAAGCCTGAGGCGTAAACAAGGTACAAAGACATTAAGAAATCAGGCGACAAAGGAGGAATAATGCCAGGTATTAATTATACAACGTTCACACCTGAGGAATTTATTGATGGAAAAATTCTTGAGATGAACGAGGCAAACGAAGTATATAGAAAGATGGCTAAGACTATTGGAGCTGATACTACTCAAGCTGATTCAGTTATGGGTAGAGGAACTGAGAATAGATTATTGCTTAGAGCTATATATCAAAGACTAAACGAAGTAATAGGGGAGGAAGAATGAGTACTCCTCTAGAAGAACTACAAGAAACAGTAGAGCACCACTTGAATAATGTACATAATCTTATGAGGATTATACAAAAGCAACGTGCTGACTTAGACTTAGCTTTCGGGTTGATGAACTCTGAACAGCAAGAAGTCTTTATATCTACTGTAAGAATTGCTGATGAACAAGCTAAAGAAATTAAAGATAAGTATGAGGCTAAAGATGTGGACGAAGAAGAGTAAGTTCAATCGCAAGAAACCTCAGAACAAGAGGACAATACAAATAGATTATCATTGTACAAAAGATGAAAGGGAGGATGATGATTTGTGACAACTGCCGACAGTCAGAGTATAGTAAACTAGCTATACATAGTAATGTCAAGTCTTCAGTTCACTACATAGTGAAGTGTTGGACTTGTGGTTACGAAACAGTAAAGAAACTAAATACAAAGATGAGAGGAGAAACTTATGCCAAAAGCATTTGATGCGTTTGACGATAAGAAAACAGTAAAGGATACTGTTGCAAAGAGAGAATATAATGTACGACAATTCGTACATACAAGTAAAATGATTGAGCCTGATAAGCTCCAGGATGCAGAGGACATTGAGGTAAGAGACTTTACCTTTCAAGCAGGTTCTTATCCTGAAGCTATGGGATTAATGCTTGGTGATATGGTACAAAATTATGCGTACAATATGTGTGTAAAAGTATTACAGACTTTCCACGAATGGTTTGAAAATTCAGGACAAGTACTCACAAATGACGAAGCATTAGAGATGCTCAGGGGAAATAATATTATCACAGAGGATGATGATATCGAAGAGATAAAAGAAAGAATAAAAAACAAGTGGCACGAGGTAATGATACCTGCAGGGTTCGCTGTTGACGTGTTAACAAAGATTGTTTCTAACTTTAGAGATATGGATAACTTATTGTTTTGGCAAGAGCCTGAACTAATAATAATGGGTAATCCTAATCTTGTACAGAATATGAATATCACTGCTGAGACACTTGATGATAAAGCAAAAGATGGAGTGAAGGATATAGAAAAATTTCTAATAAACTTCACATCCAAGAAAGCAGAGGAAGAATGAGTGTATACGAGTTCTTTGATGAGAACACTAAGTCATACGATAACATACTATCGGTTGACTTTAGTTTCCCAAGTAATGTAAAGTTAGAGGACGCTGTAAAGCAGATTGATGCTTTAGTATCCCTAGCAGATAACAGAGATGACATTGAGTTCAGTGAACACAGTGCATCTATATATGCGAAGACAACGTTATCTGATGAAAGTTTCTACACATAACGAAACGCATAACTGAGCTACTTACAAGTAGGGGTAGGTTTTCGTACCCTGTTCACCTACTACCGAAGTAGGTAGCTCGTACTACACGGGACGCAGCCCTTTCTGTGATACGTGCACTGACACTGTTTCGTGTAGTACGAGCTACTTACAAGATAGAACCCGTATGCCTCACGGCTAGATATATCGAAGTACGATACAAAGATAGCCCGTACATTGACGCATATTGTCTCAGACTTGTAGGTAGCTTGTAGCACATAAGGTTGTAATACCTTAGCTAAGGAGTAAAAAGACTAACAAACTTTCCTTGTGTGCTACAAGCTATCTATATAGGAGGAATGTATGATAGAAATGATACAGTGGATAATCAATCCGATTGCCCACAGAAGAAAGCAAAGGTTATTTGCTGAGGCTATGTATGAAAAGAATAAGAAAGTTCACGAACAAAATGGATTTTTCTTTATTGATACATTAGTAGACAGTGGATTGCCTGATGACTTATGGCTATGCGACTTGTGCAACTGTGAGATAAACGTTGACCTACGCATACCAGTAGTAGATAACCTAGCAATGTGTATGACTTGCTATGGGAAAAACAAAGGATACATCACACCAAAAACAATGGAAGGTGATTGTACCCTCGAGTGTTGTGAAATGGAGGAAAAATATGCAACATAACTACCGAGTGGAGACACACGAGTACAACTATCTTGTACTAACAACCAATGTCTTACAGACATTGAATGAAGAAAGTATAAAGAAAGGTTACAATCGTAATCTCCGTAGAGGTTTCTTTGACGCTGCAGCAGGTGTTAAAGATGCTGATGAAATAACAGACAGAGTGGCTATTGATAACTACCCTGTTACTTGTGTAATGGCTATGCCACACTATCACAAGCAAGGGAAACTAACAATGCCACACGTAAGAGCTATGTTCAATGTACCTACTGTACCAGTAACTAGCATTGGAAATCCTCTTGATTTTAAAGAAGTCAAGTGGGAACAAGTTCTGATAGACATACCAGGTGAGACTTGGGAGAACATACCGACTGTTCGACCATATGCTTGGATTGATGTTCCAGAAGGTAGCTCATACGAGAGACAGATATATGAACAAGCTGAGGCTAAGTTCAAAGATGATAGTAAAGCAACTATAGAAGATATAGAAGATTTTCTATCAAATTCAGAGAAAGAGTTCTTTAATGATTACGCAAAGAGTAATCAAGAAGAAGAGTAATACAAAGAAAGTGAGAAGATAATTATGAATAGTTGGGAACTATTTAATAAAGTGATAGGTACATCTGACAGGATTTTACTATATGGTAAACCTGGTACAGGTAAAACTTATCAAGCAACAAAAGTAAACGTGCCTGAAGGCAAAGAAGTATACAGTACTACATTGACTATAGATAGTACTGCAGCAGAGATGGTTGGTCATTATATTCCAAATGAGGCAGGTACCTATGATTGGAATGATGGCTTGGCTATACGTGCTTGGCGAGAAGGTACAAGATTAATTATCAACGAGATTGACCACGCGGGTCCTGATGTCACATCAGTACTTCACGCAATCCTTGATGATGCAGACATTGCTAGGTATACATTACCTAACAGCAAGAAAGAAACTGTGAAACCTGCTAAAGGTTTTACTGTTATTGCGACTATGAATGGAACGCCTGATATGCTACCTGAAGCATTGGCTGACAGGTTCGGAGTTAAGATTAATATTAATTCTGTACACCCTGATGCGATTGCTACACTACCTGAAAACTACAGAGCAGTATATACAGAGAGAGATGAGGATGACATACCTATGTCTATTCGTGCTTGGAAAGAATTTTCTAAGTTGATAGATGCAGGTGTAGACCTTAGAAGCTCTGCAACTGTGTGCTTTGGTAGAGATTATGCTGATGACGTTATTGATGCCATAGAGCTACAAGATGTTTAGGAGCAAATCACTGAAGAGAAAGAGTAAGTCTGATGGCTTACTCAATCTCGCGTTACAAGATAGAGAGTGGTTAATTAAAACTGAGAAGGGTGAATACAATGTAGACCAAGACAGCAAAGATATATTGTTGCCAGTCAAGTTGTCTAACACTCACTCAAATAAAACATACAACAAAGCTATGAAGATACTAGCCGTTGCTGATGCTAAGTATGGCAAAGCACCAAAGATGGTTGGTGTTAAACATCTTCAACCTTACTACATAGATATGGCAGTGCAGTTATCTGTTTACTGGTATGTAAACAAGAAAGCATTTCCACAGTTTGATATCCCAAGAAGTTTACAATTCTATTCTTCTTGGATGGACAACGAAGGTAAGTCTGAGGCTATTATTAATATGGTCAAGAATAATTCAACATTGAGGTTGATAGTCAAAGCAATGATTAGTGACCCGTGGTTGGCGTTATACGAGGCAAGGTACAAAACTAATATACCTTACCTGATGAAAGACAGTGTTAAGTATAGTACTTTCTCTACGTTAGATAAAGGAGAGATGAACACACGTGGTAACGAGCTATGCAGAATTGTAAATACTGCAGTTGAAATGGCAATGAGTGTACGTAAGGATGCAAAGAAATATCCTACAACAAAGATAAAAGAAGTTGCTCAGTACTTACACGATATGTGTGAAGACAATAACTTCTTGTATGCGACTATGCCTAGTGAAACTATGACAGGTCTAGGGGATGTTGAGATTGATATGATGGGGATGAATGATTTCTCAGATGCAAACAACAGCAACCTTGAGAATGCAATGACTAATGCTATGAGAAGAGATGGTCAAGATGTTCGTTGGGCAAGGATGGAGATATCTTATCCACTGCTTGAGAGGTCTTTACCTAGTAAACTTATGGGTAAGTCAAAGAAGTATAGTGATATGGGTGTTGCACCTAGAGCTATGCATAGAGACTTAACTGATAAGAAAGTATTTACTTCTAAGAGTAAAAGGAAAACAGGTACAGTTCTTATAGATGTGAGTGGCTCTATGTCATTTACTGAAGAAGATGTACAAGAAATCATTGAGACATTACCTGCTAGTACAGTAGCTATATACTCAGGTGATAGTGATGCTGATGAGAAAGAACCTAGTCAAGTTAAAGGTACGCTACGTGTTGTTGGTAAGAACGGTAGATACGTTAAGTACATACCTGAACACGGGTACCATAACCTGATTGATGGTCCTGCTATTGAGTGGTTATCAAGACAAGCCGAACCAAGAATACTTGTAAGCGATTTACAGTTTACAGGTATAGACTTTGCTAATCCAAAGCGAGGTGAGGTAAGTTGCTCAGCAGAACTGATTACTGATTGTATGAAGTTGATTGCACTTAAGAATATTATACCTATTCCAAATATAGATAAAGCAAAAGAATGGGTGTTGAAGTACAGAAATGCTTAGGCAGTGAGAGCTTAATATATTATAATATGTGTTAGGCTTTTACTCACTTTGTGCTTAACACATTAGAAGGGGATACGGACACGCAAGTGCTCGTGTCCCCTTTTTTTTTGGTCTTTATACGCGTGTGTATTACACGAAAAAAATTTTGCTTTCCTTACGCGTGCGTATACTTTCTTTATTTTCTGCACACTTTCGCAAACTTCTGCTAATATTATACGTATGAGTAAGAATATAAACGAACTTCTCAATAGTGTCGTTACAAATACGGGAAAGTGGTACGAGAACGTGTCATCAGAAGTGCAAGAATTTTTAGATGGTATTGAAGAATTAATCAAACAAGGTAAGCAAGTTAATTCAGTAACAATCAGCGATATTCTCGGTGAACAATTCGGAATTAAAATAACTCCAACGAGTGTGAGAAATTGGCTAAGAGAAATAAAGAAGAAATAGCAGAACTTCTCGCAGAAGTTACTGACAGCAAATACGCTGAACTCAAGGCTACCAATGAAAGATTACTCAAGAAGATTGACAAGCTCAAGGATAAGAAAGCTGATTTAATTGACGCAGTATATACTGCAGTGAAAGATGGTATATTATCTTTGGACTTACCTCCTGTTAAACCACCACCTAAGACACGAAAGACTGCAGGAGAAGAGCTATGTGTACCACTTCTATCAGACATACAGTTAGCTAAGACTACGCCTACGTATTCCACGAAAGAAGCAGAAGAGAGAGTTATAAGATACGCACATAAAATCTCAGAACTAGCCCGTCTTCAAAGAGCTCATCACCCTGTACGTAAAGCTGCAGTGCTATGCCTAGGTGACATAGTGGAAGGTGAATTGATTTTTCCTGGGCAGTCTCACTTGATTGATGCAAGTTTATACAGGCAAGTTACTGTAGATGGTCCACGTATCCTGCACAAATTTTTCTCAATACTGCTACACGAGTTTGAAGAAGTAGAAGTTTACTGGGTGATTGGTAATCACGGAGCACTAGGTGGTCGTTCACGCAGGGATTACAACCCTGAAACTAATGCTGACCGTATGCTAGGAAAAATATTAGAGACAATGTTTGCTAATGAACCACGTATAAAGTTCATAGTTCCTGATGGAGGTAATGAACGTAACTGGTATCTAGTTGCTAACCTAGGTGTTAAAGCAAAGTTTATGTGCTTTCACGGTGACCAAATCAGAGGTCACGCAGGTATACCTTGGTATGGATACAACAAGAAAATACTAGGTTGGAAATCTTTAGCAGCAAATGGATTGATGGAAAACTTTACACACGCAGTGTGTGGTCACTATCACACACCAACAACAATGTATATTAATGATACGCGTGTGTGGGTTAATGGAAGTACTGAAAGTTATAATACATTTGCACAAGAACAGTTAGCAAGTATGGGTAGACCTTCACAATTCTGCTTGTTTGTTAAACCAAACAAAGGCGTGACTGCAGAATATCTAGTAAACTTAGAAGAGTAGTTATGTGTTATTATTGTGGTCAACACTTGCGTATACAAAATGCAGTATTAGTATGTGTAAACGTATTATGTAAATTGTTCGGTTATGAACAAAATAAAAAAACTATAGATGTAGTATTAAATAACAAGGAGGAATTATGGGAAGATTCAATCTAAACGATTATGAAATGGTGGAAGATAGGCTCAAGTTATTTTGGGCAGATTATCCAAAAGGAAGAATAGAAACAAACGTAGTACACATTACTGATGATGGTACTTCTGTAACAATCAAAGCAGAAATATTTACTGATGTAAAAGAAGTACTACCAATCTCTACAGGTATAGCACAAGAAACTAAAGGTCAAGGTGGACCTGTTAACAAAGATGCTTGGGCTGAAAACTGTGAGACATCTGCAATAGGTAGAGCATTAGCTAACTGGAAGTATCAAGGCAAAGATAAGAAACGCCCGAGTAGAGAAGAGATGAGTAAGGTAGGCAATGAAACCTCAGAACCCGCCCAAAAAAAATCTGAACCAGTATCTAAACCAGTCGAGGGTAGTCCTGTAAAGGCTATCTCAGACGCAGGATATGGAGAACGTAAAGGAGATAAACACCCTACTGGTGAGTTAGCCATAGATGATACAGGTCTATTGTGTCCGTGTGGTGGCTCTGTTAAATACTTTACTGATGCAGAAAAAACAACACAAAGAAGTCCTGACTTTAGATGTACGTTAATGGGTAAGTGTACTGCAGGAGACACTGTAGATGGTAAAGTATTTGCTAAGTCTTGG